CGGTGTGACCGAGGTCGTCCAGGTTCGGGGGGAGGAACAGCACCTTGTCCGCAGCGAGCGTGCGGGTGGTGACGCCGTCCACGTCCACGTTGCTGTCGTAGGCGGGCAGCAGCGAGAGGCCGTCGAACTCGTCGCCGAGCAGGGTGTTCAGCTCGTTCTCCGAGACCTGGGTGCGGCCACCGGTGGAGCCGAACACCGCGTCGATGACCTGCTTGTTGCGGCGCAGGTTGCGGCGGGCGGCGGTGGACATGACGATCCAGCCGGGCTTGAATCCGTTGTTGTCCGAGTACGTGTCGACCACGGTCTGGATGTCGGTCACCGCCGGGGCGGTGGCGACGGTGGCCCAGGCGGTGCCGACGGTGGTCTTCTGACCGGCCGGGACGCCGAAGTCGAGCACACCGGCCGAGCCGGTGAGGCCGCCCTCGGAGATGGTCAGGATGCCGTCGGAGAGGGCGTCACCCCAGGCCAGTTCCAGCCGGTTCTGCACCTCGCGGGTGAGCTGGGTGGAGTCGTTGTAGATGGCCCGTGCGAGGCGGGCCTCGTTGCCACCGGAGACGCCCATGGTCGAGTACTGGTACTGCAGCCGCTCGTACTCACCCATGTCCAGCGAGGACGAGAGCGGGATGAAGCGGATGCTCGACTCGGACCCGACGTCGCGGGTGCTCTTGTGCACTCGGGCGTCCCAGGAGCGGTACCGGGCCGTGCGGTTGGTCCGCTGGATCTCGGACATCTCGATCCGGTCGGTCTCGTGCGTCTGCTCACCGAAAAGATTGAGGAGGCCGAGGTTGCTCGGGTAGGGCAGTTCGCGCATGAAGAAGGTCTGCGCGTCCGGCGCGACCGGCGCATCCCAGAAGATTGCCATGGTGTCTCAGTCTCCTGTCAGGGGGTGACGTCGTCGAACTGGATGCGCGGCATCTGAGTGCGCGCCTGGGCGAGGGTGGGTCGGCCGCCGGTGGGGAGGCGGTTGAAGTCGACGTTCGCGTTGTTGCGCACGAGCGCGCCGGCCGCGTCCTGGGTGAGGTCGGCCAGATTCGGGATGGTGATCGACCCGTAGAGAATGCCGTGCTCGCCGCTGGCGGCGACGTTGTCGAACGGACCCCAGAGGCCGGACACCAGGCGCGAGACCACGGTGCCGTTGGGGATGTACCCGTTCGGGTAGTGCGTGCCGGCGGTGAACGCCGAGATGTCGAGGGTGGCGGTCGGGTTGTCGCCCGGCTTGGTGCCCTCCTGGCCGAGGAGCCACGGGCGGCTCTCCGACTGGTAGGTCGTGGTGGTGCGGGTCAGAAACGTGGCCACTTCAGGCCCTCCCTGGTTGTCAGGACGGTGGGACGATCACTTGCGGAGGCCGCCGAGGGCTCCCCGGTTGTTCGCCGGGTTGATGTGTCCCCGGCGTTCGGCTTCTGCTCGGGCCTGCGCCCGGGGATCGGCCTTCTCCCGGTTCTCGAAGCGGCCCTGACCGGGTGCTCCGTTGCTGCCGCCGGATGTGCCGACGGGTGCGACTCGGGAGATGTAGTTGGCGACCTTGGTCGAATCGACCTTGCCACTGTCGTCGAGGAACTTGTTGGGATCGACGACGCCGAGCAGCTCGTCGATCTCTTCCCTTGTTCGCTCACGCATCTGCAGGGAAGTGGTGAGCGAGATGACGACCGCATCTCGCTGACCTTCGCGTCGAGCTTCGGCGATCTGAGCCTGAACGGCCTGGTCGTCTTGCTGCGCGCTCTGCGTCTGCTGTCCGGTGACTGTACCTGATACGGCGGCAAGTTGACGCTTCAACTCAGCGATCTCCGCATCCTTGTTCTTCTGGATGTTCTTCGACGTCGACCGCCAGTAGTTCGCGCGCTGGTCCGGCGTCATGTCGGCGATTGCAGTGTTCAGCGGATAGAGGTCTTTGCCGTCGTCGTCCTTCGCCATCGGCGGGCCGGACTGCTGCTGCTGGTCCTTGTCGCCGGTCTGCTGCTGCTGGTCCTTGTCGCCGGTCTGCTGGTCCGGCGGCGCCGAACCTCCTGCGATGGGGAAGATCGGTCGTCCGTCCTTGCGGTAGCCGACGGGACGGAAATAGCGGCGGGGAAGGGTGTGCAGGCTCACGAAGCGCTCCCGGATCGGGTTTTCGCCTCCGGATCGGAGGCACGCCGATCATCATGCCCTACGCGCTCGCGAGAAGTTCCTCCAACTGCTCCAGCCGGTCCTGGTGCCAGCCGGACAGGCTCTCGCGTGCCTGCAGGTCGTCGATCTGCCTCTGTAGCTGCTTGCGGCGTAGTTCGGCGGCGCGGTCGGAGAGCTGGCGCTTGACCTGGCCGGGGCCTTTCATCTTGACGCCCTCGGGCACGAGAATGTCGCCCAGTTCGCCGTTGCGCTTCACTTCGACGCGCACCTGCGCCAGCGCCCGGGACTCGGTGGTGCCGCCAGCCGCCGCGTAGATGCGGGACAGATCCTCGGCGTTGAGCTTCCTGCCCGGGTCGTCCTCTGTGGTTATCGGTAACGTAGTACACTTGCAGCCAGGATGCAGGTCCATCCGCTGGATCCGCTGGTAGATCCGGTCCGAGGCGGCGATGCACAGACCGCACACGTTGCCCAGCTCCGGGTGGATGATCCGGCGCCAGCCGGTGATCTGCTTCGGGTTGGTGACGAAGTAGAGCTGCTTGGACGCCTCCGCCCTCGCGAGCTGCAGATCCGACTCGATCTGCTTGACCAGCCGGTCCGTCGCCTGTTCCACCGCGTCGTCGAGCAGCGTGCCGACCGAGTCCAGGTACCGCACCTGCCGCACCGGCCGCTGGTACACCTCCGGCGCGTCGGCGCCGAGGCGAAGGTCGGGCGGCAGGTCGACGATCGTGCCCCGGGGCAGTTCCAGGCCCATCCGTCGGAACTGCTGCCGCAGATGCGCCTCGGTCAGCCGGCCGACGTTCCGCTGCCCGGCGATGACCAGCCGGGAGATGCGCTGGGCGATGTCGACGACCGAGTCACCGGCCCAGTACGCCGAGAACGACGCCCACAGGGCGAGCACGGCGGTGATCAGGTTGTCGTGGATGGTGTCGTACGACTGCGCCTCCTGCGCGACGAGCACGGCCACCGCGCTGTCGAGCGGCGGCTCGGTCGGTGGCCCGCTGTTCGGCTCGCTCATCGCTGCGGAACAGGCGCGGGCTGCGCAGGCGCCGGGGTCTCACGGGGAACCGGCTGCTGCTGCCCGATCGACTGGATCGCCGACCGGCCGAGGATCAGGTCATCCAGGTCGTCCTCGACGGCCTGCTCCATCTGCTGCGGGCTCCAGCCGAGGATCTCGCGGCGGATGGTGGCGACCGACGTGCCGGCGGCACGCGCCTGCGAGGCGGCGCTCCACATCTCGGCCAGCGACAGGTTCTCGATCGGCGCCCAGATGGTCTGGATCCGCGACACGTCCGCCCGATCCGAGTCGCCCATCACCTCGAAGCTGTGCGACATCGTCTCGGCCCAGCCGACGTCGGCGATCGACATCCGGTCCTTGATCCGGAAGACCAGGGTCTCGCGCTGGGTGGACGCGCCCTCGGCCGAACCGTTGGTGTCGTCCGGGTTGAACATGTAGATGGGCATCCCGGCCAGCGCCGCGTATGTCCGGATCTCCTGCTTCTCCATGTCCAGGATGGGGCGCACGTCGATCGGCTGCGACTCCCAGAAGTCGACGCCCTCGGGGACCATCCACAGCGAGCCGGGACCGGGAGCGAACACGCCCGCGTAGTCGATCGGCTTGCCGCGCATCTCGGCGATCGGGTAGTCCTCTGGGTAGACCTTGGGCAGGTTCTTGACCGCCCGCTGCCGGAACGCCTGCATCTCGGCGATCAGCATCCGCTGCAGCACGATCCGGTTGATCCGGTCGAGGATGCCGAGGTGCGTCTCGAACTCAGCCTGGCCCTTGCGGTTGGAGAAGCGCACGAACGGCACCCGGTTGGTGGGGCACGGCACCGGGTCGTCCCACCGCCACTCGGTGCCCTGCACCCAGCCGGTGAGGCCGCCGATGGGTGTGCCGAGCGGTGAGCTGCCGGCCGGCTTCCACGCGCGCCACGCCTGGGCCTTCTCGGTGGGCTTGTCGCCCCGGATGTAGACCCAGCAGACGTCGACCTCCTCGTACGGGTCGCGGTAGGTCTTGATCGCCGCGCGCACGATGCGCCGACGGATCGGGTCGTGTGCCGTGACCACCTGGCGGGGGTCCTCGGCGGTGATGGTCGGCAGCGACGAGCCCGCGATCGGTTCGCCGATCATCGTGTAGCCGTCGCGCAGGCCGAGCATGTCCGAGATGACGTCCACCTGCTCGATGGCCATCTGGTTCTCCGACCAGACGCGCCGCGCCATGTCGTCGCCGTTACGGTCGTCGGCTGCGGCGGTACGGAACCCGAGCGGAGTCATCCGGTCGGCGGCGGTCCGGACCAGCGGCTCGGCGAAGTTGGTGCGGGTGGATGCGTGGAACGCCTGGTACGAGGCGGCCCACGACGGCGCCGCCGGAGGAAGCGGTGGCTGGTTGATCATCCACTTGTGCAGGGTGTTGACACCGACCTGCTCGCTGCCGTCCTGCATCAGGTGGTCTTCCAGGCGGCGCTGGCGCTGGCGCTGAAGATTGTTCATCCACCATGCGGGGGAGAACCGTATTTCAGGGCTGTTGTCAGGCACCCGGCACTCGCTTCCTCAGTAAAGTTGCTGGGGCACGTAGAACGTGCTGGGTTGCGTGACGACCCTGGACAGAGCGTCCAGTCTGGCCTGGTATGCCAGCACGGCAGCAACTGCCGCGTCGATTTTGTTCGAGCTGTAGTCGTTCTCCTTGGCCAGCGCCAGCTTGCTGTGAGACAAGCGCCGCCGGGCGTTCAGGACATGCCTGGTCAGAGTATGCGATCCGTCGTGTGTGATGTCGCGGTTGCGCACAGCACCTTCGAGCTGTTCGATCGCACGCTCGACGAGACCGGACCGACCGCCCGTCATCCACCACTCGAACGGATGGT